CCTTGTGCCGCTAGGCTGTTTATGTTTGGTGGAGCTGTTTGACCACCGGGTAGTCCTTGATTAGCCATTATAGACCTCCATACAAACTTGAACGTTTGCGATAGTTACCAGTTAGTGCCTTTGCTTTTTTAGCTTTTACAGCGTTTTGATGAGCTATGTCTTTTGCTTTTGGTACATAAGTTGATTTTTGTCCATAAGCACTATCTAATTGACTTACATAACTTCCGGGGTCAACTTGCCTTTCGTGTGCTACTCTATCTTTTGTACTCCAAGTATTTGGATTGTATGGATTGTAAGCAGGTTTAGCCGGACTTGCTCCACCTCCACCTCGACCACCGCCTCCACCACCACGTGCCACATTAGCAGGTACAACATTACCAAATAGGTTGTTGTATGCATTCATGTTTGCAGGGTCTCTAGCTGTAAGTTCTTTGAGAGCTTGGTCGTATAGTCCGATAGAGCTATATCCTTTAAAGCCGCCATCAAATTCTGTAGGAGTAGGCATCCCACTTGTAGCAGTCAATGTGCTATTAGGGTCTAGTAAACCAAAAGCCTTTGCCGCACCAATGTTATTATTCATTGCCGCATTTTGTGTTTCATTAAAAGCCGCTACCTGTGGCCCTGTGTATGGCATGTATTTAAGCTGTTGTACTTGTTCAGCACGTCTTAAATTTCTTTCTGCCGGGCCTCTTACCCAATCAGGTATCGTTGTTTTTTCTTCTTTCTTTCCCCCTTTACCGCCGCCGCTACTCATGTCAAAACTCCTTTAATAAAGTTGTAAACTGCTCAGTCCATCCTTTTCTTTCGAGGATTTTTTTCCATCCTCTTCGGCCTGTAACAGTCATCCCTATACATCCTTGGTGTTTTCCCCAAGTTATTGCATCATCATGCATATCTGTAATCTGTTTAATTCCGTAACCTTTATCGCCACCTGCTAAGAATACATGAAGTACCTTTTTATTAGGATACACTACTATTTCGGTTACTGCACATCCGTTTGACCCCATCCATAGTTGAAAATCGCCCTTTATCACTCCATCAACTATATCTTTAAAGTCATGCGTTTCGCCACCTTTTTTAAGAGCTGACTCTATCCACTTTTTGCCTCGCATTAAATCGTCTGCTATACTCATGGGTCTAATTTTAATTTAATCCAAGCTCCATTCTTGGAAACTACTGGGCAGTCCTGAGCTTCATCCCACATTAATATACCATCTTGTGTAGCCTTACTATCTGAATTTTTAAACTGTAGTTTGTTTCTCGTAGTCGTTATAAATGAATTTAATCGCTCACCCCAAGGCTTCCAATCTTTTCCCATTGGAGGTGGTGGAGTTGCAATACTCATCGTCTACCTCCCGGATTAGCCTCTATTCGCATTATTCCTGACCTCCAATTTGTATTTGCTACACCCTGTACTTTAATGCGTACTTGTCTACCTTGAAAACGAACATCTGTAGGATTACCAAGCGTAACTGCACCATGTGAGGTCTCAGTATCATTAGGATGAAAACGTGTCTTAAACGTAACATTCACTTGACCTTGAGTTTTTTCGTCAGGGATAAGCTGTGTTACTTTCATAATACTATCACCATTGCCTAAACTAATAGAGCCTGATTCAGCGTATGGTTTTGAAGAACCTGTGTGGGTATATCCTGACTCATGGTTGTATAAGTCACCATCTGCATCACACCATATAGGATTACTAAATACACCTGAATCCACACCTGCTGTTCTGTCTAATTCACCAGTTGTCCAATGACCTTCTTTATAGTCTAGTGCAACATATCTGTCATTTTCTAATGAGCTACCTGAAGGATAGAACCACCATATCTCACCATATTGAGAGTTGTGGATAGCATATACCTTGCTTATTTGTGCAGAGTTTAGGTCATCAAAGACATAATCAGCCACTTCACAAGGTATTTCACTTGCTACAGAGCCATCAAATTGAAAGAATCCTCTTAAACCCATCCAAAATGCTCCCTCATCAATTGCCACAGCACCTCTACGTGAGGATACACCACAGGCAGTACCAACTCTCTCGAAACCATAGACAAATGGTGAGCCTGAGTATGTCGCAACATGAGCATCATTGTCAGTAAGTATTAAGGTTCTACCTCTCATACGTAAACCACACATAATTTGACCAACAGTCTGCAATTCAAAATCACCTGCTTGGTTTGTAGCAGAAGGTGTCCAAGATGTATTGTTTTCTTGGTCACACCATTGAACCTTTCTAGGATTACCACCTGCACCTAATGCGAATACGAATCTCTCTTCTGTAACTACTATCCCTTTGTTTCCTGTTGGAGCATTAGCAACTACTTGTGCAACTACTCCTGTGTTCAATTGCCATTCGTATATCTTGCCATCCTTAGACGAACAAGCCATAAGGTATTCACCCCAAGTATCTAACGACCAAGTTGTAGCTTCTGCATAAACACCTGAGCTTACTGGTGCATTACCATAGTTGTTATGACCATAAAATCCACCACCATAACCTTGATTTAACGAACCATTCAAATCACCTGAAGTCAAACCTGAAGGAGTTATATCGTAAACTGTATGTGAGGGATTTACATAATATAATTTTTCGTAGGTTGCTCCAACTAAATAAGAGTCACTAGAGTTATCAAGAAACGCAATCATAGCTCTAGGTGCATGAGCAAATGCATTTGTTTTTCTGCTTGTCCATCCACCTACAGGTCTCATAGAGCCATCTTGCCATCTAACTAAACTAGCATCTCTCCATCTATTTGATGCTTCAAACTCTGTTCCGTTTCTATATAAACCCGGTGGTAATTGTAGTGGTATTAATGCCATAATATTAAGCCGCTATCTCTGTCCATGTTACTGAATCGTTAGTAATAATTTCCCATTTTTCTCTACCTATTGTAGCTGTGCCTGATGTAGCACTAACAACACCTGATGTACTTTGCATTCTATTACACGTTGCTGTATTTGTAGCTAATGCTTCCAATACAATACTGCCTTGGAATATTTTTTCTGAATCACTTGTCGCACTAGAGTTAACAGAGTTGTTCGGAGTTGTTGTTGCACCACCCATGCTTGGGTGAAATTCACAGTAGTAATACAACACAGGCGCATCATCTGCTACAACTATTGTTGTTATATAAGGAGAAGGATTATTAATTGTTACACCTGTTGTGTACTCTGTTCCACTACCATGTGTACCATCTGAAGTTGTTGAAAATCTAAAAGGATGATCTTGTGCTGTTGCATCACTCCAATCAAACGTGTAGGTATTACCTTCAACAAGTGTCTGTGTTTCTTGTTGTACTCCATTAATAAAGTATTTGTTGCTACCACTCACATTCTGTACTGTTACTGTACTAACATGAGTGCTTCCAGTTGATGCGATACCACCTCTTGTAGCATATCCAAGTACAGTAATACTTGCTACTGCTGTCGGTACACCTGAACCAAATCTTACTCTATTACATATAGCCGCACTTGTTACTGTCGGTGTAACTGTAGCTGAAGCATTAACCATAAATTCAGCATTTGCAGTATTTGATGCTACTGCTGATACTGTTGCAGTTCCTTTAACTGTTTTAAAGCCACTTGTTGTAATAGTTGTTACTGGAGATGATGTTGCGCTACTTTCTCTGACTCTTGATCCATTACTTGAAGTTGTAATCGTTGTTGTAGACGATCCTTCTATAAGTACAGAGCCTTCAGGTATACGTCTTGCTTCTACTGATATCGCCGCAGATACTGTTACTGTAGCAGAAGCAGTTCGCTTCCTAAGACAAGAAGCAGTTGCTGAAGCTGTAGCAGTTACAGTAGTTTGAAGATCGCCTTGAGTATAAGCATTTTGTCCATACGAACCCATACCATAGGAGAAAACATCTGATTCTTCTATGATTACAACTTCACCACTACATGATGATGAAGATGCAACTGTACCAGTTATTTGACCTGAACCTAGTCCTACTGCCCAAGCAACAGGATTTGATCCTGACGTAGCAGTTACTGTAGCTGAAGCATCCTTTACTTCACCTACACTAGAGCCATAGCTTCGTAAACCGAAATACGATTCACCATACTCAAAAGCCATTTACTTAATCAGTTAAGTGTAATGTCTAAGTCACCTGATGGCACACGAAACACGTCACCAGTTTCAATAGTCTTTGATGCTGACAATGTCGCATAAGCCATTAAGTTACCTGATGTAGATGCATCGTATACACCAACATGAGTAACTGTACCCCAAGAACCTGTAGCTGTAGGAAATTCTACTGC